CGTAAATTTAACGTGCGTGTTGATTCGGGCCCTGTTCTTCGCTTCCCTTACTACCGCTCAGCTCGGGCTGTTGTTGGTTACAAAGAGCGTGATCAGAAAAAGACCTTTCGCTGGGTTGGTACTAACACTGAACATCAGCTCTTTGGCCAACAGCTCTGGGGATCCGGTAAGTCCATTGTAATTACCGAAGGGGAGATCGACTGTCTCTCCGTCTACCAGACCAGGCCCACCTGGCCGGTGGTCAGTGTCCCCAATGGGGCTGCTGCGGCCGCCAAGGACCTCAAGCATCAGCTCAAGTGGCTGCTGGGCTTTGAGGAGATCATCCTGATGCTCGATGGCGATGAGGCAGGGACCAGGGCGGCACAAGAATGTGCCCAACTGTTTCCGCCGGATCGCGTTTATCTCGCTGCCCTGGGGGCCTACAAGGATGCCTCCGAGGCCCTGCAGGCCGGGGATGGGGATGCCATTCGGCAAGCCATCTACAACAAGCGCCCTTACACCCCCCAGACCATCCTCGATGGGCGGGAGTTGTTTGAGCTGGTCAGCACCCCCCTGCATGGCAAGGATGCGGACTACCCCTACGCCGGCCTCAACACCCTGACTTCAGGGCTGCGCAAAGGTGAGCTGGTGACCATCACCGCCGGCTCTGGCATTGGCAAGAGCACCGTCTGCGGGGAGATTGCCATGTCCCTGGTCGATCAGGGGCAGGCGGTGGGCTACATCGCCCTAGAGGAATCCGTCAAGCGCACAGCCCTGCGGCTGATGAGCGTCAAAGCTAACAAGCCGCTGCATCTCAACAACGAGATCCCCCTCGAAGACCTCCAGGCCAGCTTTGATGCCTCGCTTGGTTCAGGTCTGGTTTATCTCAGAGATGGCTTTGGCTCTGTGGATCCAGATGTGATCCTCAATGACATTCGCTTCATGGTCAAAGCCCGGGGTGTGTCCTGGGTCATCCTCGATCACCTCTCCATTTTGTTATCGGGGAATGCCTCAGACGATGAGCGCAAGCTGATCGATGTCACGATGACCAAGCTCAGATCTTTTGTGGAAGAGACCAAGATCGGTCTGATGCTGGTTTCCCATCTGCGGCGATCCCACAACGACAAAGGCCACGAAGACGGGGCCGCCGTCTCAATGGGCCAGCTCCGGGGCAGCCACAGCATTGCCCAGCTATCGGACATCGTGATTGCCCTGCAGCGCTCGATCACAGCTGGAGACAACATCTCCGAGCTGGTTGTGCTCAAGAACAGATTCAACGGCCTTGCCGGACCCGCTGGGCTGCTCTCCTTTGACAAAGACACAGGCCGCCTGGTGGAAGCGGCCGCCTCACCTACAAACCAATCCGCACCGATTACCTATGACGACTTTTGAGGGCATCCCTTACAAGTTGGTGTTCTTTAAGAAGCAGGAATGCAATCCCTGCAAAGTGACAGAAGAGGGATTGAACGCTGTCCTGGAACAACGGCCTGAGCTGGGGCCAATTGTGCATGTGCTGCAAAAGGAACACCACTCGGCCCTGGTCCACAGCTACGAGCTTCACACCTACCCAACAGTCCTGATTCTGGATAAGAACGGGGATGAGGTGGCCAGGCGTGTCGGCGCTCGGTTGTTGCCTAAGGAGTGGTGGGACAAAGCCTTGACGTACATCCACGACTTTCGCCTTCGCAATAACATATGAGACTTGTCTTTGACGTTGAAACAGACGGCCTGCTCAGGGACCTCTCCTGCATTCACTGTCTGGTCACCCATGACTTAGACACTGGAGAAACCTGGAAGTATGACGACAGTGGCCAGCGTGAATCAGTCACCACAGGCATCAATATGCTGGCGGAAGCTGACGAACTCTGGGGCCACAACATCATCGGCTATGACTTCGAAGCCATCCGGGAGGTGTATCCGTTCTTTAACCCAGAGCAGAGGGTTTACGACACACTGATCCTCTCCAGGCTGTTCTTCATGGACATGCTGGATCGGGACTTTAGAAGTAAACCAGCCAACATGCCTGCCCAGCTCTATGGCAGGCATTCCCTGGAATCCTGGGGCTATCGGCTCGGGGTGTTGAAGAGTGAGTATGGCAAACAGCTGAAAGGTGATTGGTCAACCTACACACCTGAAATGCTGGACTACTGCGCTCAAGACGTAGAAGTGTCCGTAGCTTTGAGCAAGCTCTTTGAGCCCAAACTCAAGGAGTATGAGCAGTGCATTGCCACAGAACATGAGCTGGCCCAGCTGATGTCCTGGCAGGAGCGGGAAGGCTATCCCTTTGATTTGAAGAAGGCCCATGCGCTAGAAGGAAAACTTAGGTCTGAACTTGAACAGCTCTCCGAAGAGATGCGGTCCACATTTCTATTTGTGGATGGAGGTGAGTTCACACCAGTACGCCCCAACAAAACAAGAGGGTATGTCACTGGTGCAACATTCTGCCGCCTCAAAGAGTTCAACCCAACCTCCAGACAACATATTGCCTGGGCCTTCAAACAGTTCAGGGGATGGAAGCCGGAAGAGTTTACCGATACGGGCGTAGCCAAGATCGATGAAGATGTGCTGGTCAATTTAGGCACTACAGAGTCGAAGAAGTTTGCTCGCATTCTGGAACTGCAAAAGCACCTAGGCCAATTGAGCGATGGTCAAAACGCCTGGCTCAAGAAATTGGAGAAGGATGGCAGGATTCACCACTCCTGCGTTCTGAATACCAACACAGGCCGCATGGCCCATATGAAGCCAAACCTGGCCCAGGTACCCTCGGCCCATGAGTACAGGGAGCTGTTCATCCCAGGTCCCAAGCGGGCCCAAGTCGGAGCTGATGCCAGCGGCCTGGAACTTCGGTGTCTGGCCCATTATCTAGCCAGATTCGACGGCGGCAAATTTGGTAAGGAAGTTGTGGAGGGTGACATCCACACCGCCCTAGCTGAGATTTATGGCACCGATAGAAAAACAGGTAAAGGCGTGACCTACTGCCTGATCTACGGGGGTGGTGACATGAAGCTAGGACTGACCGCCGGTGCCAGTAAGGACAAGGCCATCCATAAGGGAAAGGAGATCCGTAAGCGGATCATGTCTGACCTTGACGGCTTTGGTCAGCTCACTGAGGCCATTCAAGAGAAGGCCAAGTCAGGGGTCATCAAAGCCCTCGATGGAAGGCCAATCCGGTTGCAAGGCAAAAGCCACGCTGCGTTGAACTACCTACTGCAATCAGCTGGGGCCATCATCTGCAAGCGATGGGTCATCCGTAGTAATGAGTTGCTTAAGGAAGCTGGCATTGACTATTGGCCACTGGCCTTTGTTCACGATGAGATGCAGTTATCAGTTGAACCGGAACAAGCGGAGCAGGCCGCCTTCTTAATTACATGTGCTATGAAGGATGTTGAATCAGCTATCTCTTTTCGATGTAAGCTGGACTCAGAGTATAAAATCGGGGCAAGCTGGGCAGACACTCACTAAAGAGTGTAGAAGGTGTGGGGAACATAAAGCATTAGACGAGTTTCCCTATTTCTCCACCTCCACAGCTGGTAGGAAGAACACGTGCAAGGCCTGTAGTAACGACTTACGAATTGTCAGAGATCGGCTCCGAAAGCTGAATCCAACACCGGCCCCAGGAAACTGTCCGGCCTGTAAACGGCATACGGAAAGCTGGGTTCTCGACCACTGCCACCACTCAAACACCTTTAGGGGCTACGTCTGTGACTCCTGCAATCTTGGGTTTGGAAAGTTCAACGATGATCCAACACTCATGATGACCGCTATTCATTACCTCATCAATTCCACTCAACCAAGTGAAAGCACCAAAGCTATTAGTTGACTGTGACTTTTTTGTTTATCGAGCTGCCTCCGCTACGGAGGAAGAGCATGAGTACAACGAAGAGTTGACGGTCATTGTGGGCAACTTTGCAGAAGGCAAACGCATTGTCAGATCAGAGCTAAAGAACTTACAGGAACGGTTTGATAGCAATGATATCTTGCTTGCCTTCACCGATCGAGTGAACTTTCGAAAGCAGATCGAACCAACCTACAAGGGCAACCGGACTAAGCGTAAACCCGCTGGCTATCTAAAGCTAAAAGAGTGGGCCATGTCTGAATATGAATCAGTCATGAAGCCAGGCCTAGAAGCGGATGATGTGATAGGCATTCTCTCAACCAACAAAAGCTTTGAAAGCTTTGTAGTAATCAGCCCAGATAAGGACATGGAGCAGCTTCCAGTAAGGCTATATAACCTCAAAGATGAGTTTAATCAGAGCCCCGAAGCGGCTCGCAGAAAACTCTTTGAGCAATGCCTCACTGGTGATCAGACCGATGGTTATGGTGGCTGCCCAGGGATTGGCCCAAAGAAAGCTGACCTGATCTTGAACAAAGTTAAAGGTGGAGACTACTGGCCAGCAGTTGTAGAAGCTTACCAAGCCGCAGGCAAAACAGTTGACGATGCACTTAAAACACTCCGTCTAGCTCGAATCCTGCAGGCCTCTGATTGGGATTCAGAAAAGCAAGAGCCAATACTCATTACTCCATGAACATTACTTACATAACAGTTACAGCAGTAATAGCTGGGCTGATTATCCTTGACTACAACTTTGTCCACTTCTTTGACCTTCAATTAAAGAGGCTTTGGCTGGAGCTAAGGAAGGTGCCTGTGAGGTTAAAGCTGGAGTGGGACATTTACTTCATGAAGAACAACATGAAGAAGTACATGAGGATGGCTCAGGAACTCAGGAAGGAGCTAGGAATTGATGAAGCTGACTGATAAAGAGCTGCTGTTGATACGGAACACACTGTATGCACGCAGGATGTACGCAACCTACGGCGACATAGTGTGGAAGCCATTTATGCAGTCGCTGCTTCAGAAAATTGAAGATGAACTAATTAATCCACCGCCTTACACCAAACATGAGTAAATACTCTCCTGAGCACTATCAGCGAGGACGCATAGAAGTCTGGAACTTTATTGCTGATCAAAAGCTTGACTATTTTCTGGGAAATGTAGTCAAGTATATTTGTAGGGCAGGTCACAAGAAATACGAAGAAGAAATTGATGACTTGCTAAAAGCAAAGGCTTACATCGATAAGAAGATTCAACTTGT